GAGTACCAATAGCAGCTGAAGCAAAATCAGGAGCTAGTTGGGCTGAGGTCCACTAACTTATGAAACTATTAATTGATGCGGATTTTACCGTATATAAATGTTGTGCAGCTGCAGAGACAGAGATTGATTTTGGAGATGACGTTATCGTAGTTACTTCTAAATTCTCAGAGGCTTATGCCTGTGTGATGAGGGAGATCAAAAAGATACACCGTCACTTTGGGTCGTTTGACGACACTATTCTATTCTTTAGTAGCCCTGACAATTTTAGGAAAAAAATTCAAGCCGATTACAAGGGTCATCGAAATCGTAAGAAGCCCTGTGCATATAAACGTGTGATAAATAAACTCAAGACTGAGTTTGAAGTGATCACGATGCCTACCCTTGAGGCAGATGATGCCATGGGTATATATGCCACACAGTATCCAGGTAATATTATTGTCTCCCCTGATAAGGACATGAGACAAATACCTGGGATGTTATACAACTTAGATGAGTCCACACTCATCAATCCTGAAGAAGGTGCTAAGTGGCATCTAGTTCAGAGTGCAGCTGGAGATAATACAGATGGCTACGCTGGTATTCCAGGGGTCGGTATTAAAAGAGCTACACAATTATTTGAAGAGAATGGTTGGAGCTGGAAAACATTAGTTAAAGCATTCAAAGATAAAGGTTTATCTGAAGAGGTAGCTTTGATGAATGCACGTCTAGCACGGATATTAACTAATGATGACTACGACCATGATAAGAAAGAACCTATTTTATGGAATCCAAGTCCTGACTATGTAATTTAATGACCAACACCACCAATGACATAGGACCACAGTATTACAAACGTGGTTCTATCCAAGTCTGGGATTTTGTAAGAGATCAAGAACTTAACTTCCATCTTGGAAACGTAATTAAATATGTCTGCAGAGCAGGTCATAAGTTTGACGATATTGACGACCTAGAAAAAGCTATTCACTACCTACAGAATGAAGTCGAATTTAGAACAAGCCAAAGAGTTCAGGAACTCGTTCAATGTGAGGAACTCCAAAAATCTCAAATCGAGGAGTATGCAAAAGAATTTGATCGTTGAAGAGTTTAAGGAATTCTTAGAAGCGGAAGGTATGTTGTTTAGAGACAACGCTGGTTTCCGTGCAGATGCCTTGAAGGAACTTAGTGATCTTGTTTATGTGTGTTATCAATACGCAGCGAATATGAAATGGGACTTAGACGAAGCTCTACGTCGAGTCCATGAAAGCAATATGTCAAAACTAGATGAGGATGGAAAGCCTACATATAGAGAAGACGGAAAAGTATTAAAGAGCAAAAACTACCAACCACCTACATTAACTGATTTAGTTTAATGACATCAAGTTTAATATCTCGAACTGGTAGGGTTCAGTCTTGGATAGACGACCCCACCTCCCGCCTACCAGTGTCATGCACTGTCTTCGTAGTAGAAGACTCAATGGAAGGTGAAAATGGAATCGAAGCAAGTTGGAGATTTGTTTCACACGCTTTGCGCTTCGGGGCAGGGTGCGCTGTACATCTTTCTAAGCTCCGTGGAAAGGGAACAGAGAATGGAAAAGGGCTTACCGCCAGTGGACCAGTCTCATTCGGTAAAATCTACTCAACTTTAAATGAAATAATCCGTAGGGGCGGACATTATAAAAATGGAGCGTGTGTTTTACATCTGGATCTCGATCATCCTGATATCATTGACTTCATTACTACTCCTAGATCAGAACTCCCGTGGGTCAAAAGGTGTGTCAACATTAACGACGAAAAATGGAAGAACGCTAGTGATACAACACGGGAGGCGGTGATATATGGCATCAGGTCAGGT